TTTCATGCCACGAATTCCAAATGGATGTTCTATTGGTGTCAGTGCGGCCTCTTGACTGCTGACCAACGCACCATCACATCCTTCAGCAAATCTATCAACAAACGCAGATTGGCGAACTTTTATTTCGCTATTGTGTATTTTTCTGTTGATACAAAGTACCTGCCCTGGTTTAAAATCTCTTTTTGGAATATCTGGAGTCATTGTTAATCCAAACGTTGTTGACAGTACTCAGTAAACATGCGTTCCATATGCCACTCGTTGCCCTGTGGAGTGTCAGCAAACTCATGAAAGCAAGGTGTACCTAATGTGTAGTGTAGTAGTTTAGCATCTGGATTAGGGCCATATTCGTCTGGCAACCAGTTCCATTCTTTAGGTAGCTCACCAATACGCTCATCGTCTAACCAGGAAAAACGATGCAGGTAAGAGCCCGAAGATTTTTGTATAAACTCGGGTGTTAATTTTCTATTAGGATGATTACTGCAATTCCAAAGTATTACACTCGACCAATTTTTTCTTGGATAATCTTCATTCTTGGCACCAAGATATTTTTCAGTCATCTTGGTTTTGTAATCGTGTTTAACCACCATAACATCTTTGTTGCCTTCACGTAGTTCCCACAGCTTAACTATATCGTCTCGAACAATCATATCGCCATCAATGAATATTGCCCAACCTGTGTAGCTCATTAGGTGCGGAACTAAAAAACGTGTGTAAATGAAATGATTTGATCCATCAGTGTGTGTTTCTTCATAGTCTTGAAACAAGTTTAATGCGATGGGCATGATTGCCACAGGCTGACTAGCATGACGAATGATACTGTTCACGCAGGTGTGAAAAGCAATGGCTTCTCTAGGATCGTATCCAACAAAAATTGGTATTGGGGTCATTGTCTTTCTATGTCCTCTTCTACACAATTAGGACCATACTGTATTTCTACAATTCTGCAAGGTTGGTCAAATGGGTTGTATAGTCGATGCCATTCGTTTGTAGGAATATGATAACTATCGTGTGTTTCTAGAGAAGTTTGACGCTTGCCTTCGCCTTCTACCACACACCGGCCTTCTGACACTTGCCAGTATTCTGCTCGACTACTGTGTCGTTGCATACTGAGTGTTTGACCAGGGTTGACTGTAAGTTCTTTAACTTTAGTTCCTGGCACTTCGTGTAACACACGATAATAACCCCAAGGACGGTCTGTCTTGGGTGCTTTCCACTCTTGTAAGATCCAACTACTACTATTTGCTTTATTGGTTCCGCCTACACCAAACATAAATTCAACACCCTCAACAATCATTTCTGGAATATTATCTTGAGTGCGGTCTCCACCGTTGGCAAATATGATACGATCTTGTGGGTAGTGGGCTTGGGCTTGTTCTAGCAAATGACATGCTGTGCCATCTTCATCATCGAACGTGTATACTTCATCTACCATTGCTAGGTTATTCAATATGCACAGTCTTTCAGTCCAGGGCATGAAAGCACGACCTTTTTTACGCTCAAGCCATTCATCACTGTTGATGCCCACTATGAGCATGTCACCTAATAGACGAGCTTCTTTGAGTAATTTAATGTGTCCAGAATGTACGGGGTCAAACCCTCCGCTAACTACCACTATTGTTTTCATGCAGATATTTATGTGCGTATATTATCTCGGAGTTCTAAATATTTGATATTGTTCTACTAGATCTGCCGGCACAGTTGAATTAAATTCTGCTCGATTAAACTGACTCCAACAAATATGTTCCCACCAAGCGGCACGATCGGGCCGATTATCTATAGCCAAATTTTCAATACCACCCATGAGCAAGGTAGTCATACTAGCATCTGTAGTGTAGGCAGGTATGCCTAACAAACACGCTTCGACACAGGCCATGGTTCGTTCTCCAACAACAGCTCTGGCCCCTACTAATTGTTCCACATATCTGGGCCAACGATTGTCTTTTGCACCAGTTTTTTTACGCCAGCGTATTTCACCCGACCAATAAGGTCGCACAGCCGCAGTCAATCTAGCTCTAAATTGATCAAGATTTTCACCAGTACGTTCTTGCAGTACTACTTCCACAGGCTGTATGCCTATAACATATCCGTCAGTGTGTGACTGCCACGGTTGTTGTGCTGGTGTTGGAAACAAGTGTGCCCGACTGTGTGGTACGGGTCGCATGGTCATGTTATGGTGACCATTGTAGGTTACTCTGCGAGTTTCTCTACGTGGAGTATCTGGACCCCAGTAGCCATATTCGATTTCTATATACGGGCGGCCTTCGGCTATGTATTCGTTAAGTGGCGACCACCATGGAGCATAATGGGTGGCTATTAAAACATAATCATCTGGAATATCAACTACCCGATCAAACACTTTGAGGCCGCGTTGCCGCCAAGGTTCCAAGGTCCACTTGGCATGCTCGCCTGGCATGTCTAGTGCATAAGCATATTTCATCGTTCTAGTATAAGTCTAAGCTCAGGTTTTCCTGCGGCAAATTCTACCACTTCGTTGTACACAATACAGCAGTCGGTAAAGCACTTGGCTACACGCTCACGCCACCATGCCGGCGATTCAATAATCAAGTGTGCATTGCGGCCATCAGGTAGACTTTTTTTAGCCGGATAACAGGCAATGATTAACCAAGCACTGCGAGAAAACAACGCATTCATCTGTTGTAGACTTTGATTTAAAAATTCTGGTTCAAAGTGTTCTATTACGTCGTTGCTGATTAAACAATCATAACTGTTTAACGGTATACTTTCAAATTCAGGAACACCTGGATCGTAGCCATCAATTACTCTAATCTCTGGAAAATCTGCTTTTAATTGTTCTACAAGCCGACCCTTGGCACAGCCGTAATCTAAAATACTTTCTGGTTGATATTTTTTAACGAAATCTCGTACAGGATCATATTTGACCAACAGGCCTTTGAACTTATTTTCTTTTTGTAATTGTTTTAAACTATTTTGATAGTCGGGTGTAATTAAAGTCATTATTTTAGGGCCATACTCATGAGACTGTGGTCAACCCAAGGCACAACTAGATCTTGTTGCCGCAAATAATTGTGGCCATATATGCTACGAGCTGCCGTTTCTGGCAACAAATTTAGTTCAACTAACTTGTGCCAGGTGGCAGTTTTAGGATCCAATGGTTTGTGGACACTCTTGTACACCATGGCATGAATCCAAGACTCTGCAGAGTCTTGTTTAAAAAATCCTGAACGACAGTCCCAACCTGCAGTGGCCAACATATACATCAAACTGACCATGGTATAATGATAGTAACTTCCACTAGGCAAATGATAATCAAATTGGCCTCGAAAAAAGTTTATAGTCTGCGGCACAGCAATATACAACATTCCGCCAGTACTGGCAAGATTCCACCAATTGCTCAAGGTCTTTACAGGAGTTTGTGCGTATTGAAATGCATCATGACACCAAAGCACATCAAATCCAGAAGGAATAGAAGGTATGTTGCCATCAAAGTCAGCCTGATGATAAAACATATTTTTGTGTCGGTTAGTTAACAGCAATTCGGATGCTAGATCTATACCGGTGCATTGAATATTCAAAGGTTCTGCTTTTTCGTCTCGAGTAGTAGCAGTAGCCCACCAGGTTAAATCTTCGCCAGACCCACATCCAAGATCCAGCACAGTTTTAATGCTGGCCATAAAGTCATCATATTCGTATAACTGATTTAAAGTCTCAAGACTGTGCCGGTGACTATCACCTGGGTGTATAAATTTCATACTTGTATGTCTTCCATGCCAGCAGTGCGTAAACGTACAATATGTCCACTCATCCACGACTTTGAATCCAGACCTTTCATGATGCCTAGCCAACGATTGCGTAATAACGCTACTTCGTTTATGATAGTTTCAAAATCAATTACTTCATCTTCACCATCCACATACTTTTCTGCATCTCTACTGGTCAATGCACGGGCATAGCCTTCTAGATATTTTTGGAAATGTCTGCGGCGTATTTTGCGTAACTGTATGTTAAGATGATTTAGGATGGCTTCAATTTCTTGCAGTTGGTTGAATCTATGCTCGGTAATGCCGGGCAATGCTGTGATATTTTTTTCCACAAGTCCGCCAATACGTACATCACGCTTGGCATCTTCTAGCTCGCTTTCATAGTGAGCAATAAAATCAGGAATGTTGCTTAGATCAGCAACAACTTTACTATACCACATAGTTTAATTCCTTTAATAAATGATTATTCATTGATCCAATTAATAAAATGTGCAGGAAAAATCTGCAAATTTAAATTTCTAATTTCAACAAAACGATAAAGATATTTACGTAATTTTTCTTTTTGTTCTGCTGTATATTCTACCGTAACAGTGTCTAGTAAATCTGGCATAGTCGATTGATATAATATTTTACTTTCTGTGTCTAATACACTGGCACTTAAATAATTTGGATCTGTGCATAAATTAATTAAATCTTGTTTGGTACCAAACTGTTTGCGAAATTTTTCTAAACCGTGAATAGTTAAATTACTTACTACTGTACAAAACCGATGATTAAATCTTTTTTGTATCAGTTCTAAATTTGTTAAAAAATTAGACCAGGTGTTACCGTACCTATTAAACTCGTACAGTTCGCCGACATTTTCAGCACTAACTGTAAACGTCACAGTATCTGGTAATGTATCTAAAATTCGTTCTAGCCTTTTGGTATCAACACCAAGTCCAGTAAATATGTCCACTGGTCCTGTCAGGCTATTAACTAGTTCTGTTAGTCCGTTGTACAAAAATGGTTCCCCGCCGGTGATTTCAATTTGATTGGCAGTTTTAATGTTGCGTATTTCATTCACTATTAACTGATAGCTGTCACTAGATTTAATTGCTTTTTGTCCTAATTTTAAAACAACACGATCGTTGTTGTTAATTTGGAAACGGGTTTCATTTAAATATGGACCGTTTGTATCAATATCACGCAACCATGCTGTACTGTATTGTTTGGTACAGTAGCTGCAAGTTAAATTACAATCACTACCTAGGTTAATATGTAGTGTAGATGGACTAGACACTACATCCGTGTGTGTACGCACACTTGACAACATTTTGGTACGGCGACTTGGTAATCCAACACGTTCCGCACTCCAGCAAGTATTTTCACAACTAACTACAGGTTGATTATTTAACATTGCTTCTCGTTCAGATATTAGGGTAGGCATATTAAACAACTGCCCTGAATTAGTTTTTAACCAAGACAAATCTATTTTTTCTGGAGTAGCAGCACAACACGAAGCTATAGATCGCCGTTCTGGCTCTACTGTCATCCACCAAAATTTTTGTGAACAATAATATTGATTATCAATAATCCTCATCCTCGTAGTCGTCCTCATCATCATCTTCGTCTTCATCATCTTCTTCGTGATCTTTGAGGTAGCTAGCAAGTGCTTTTTTAACTTCGCTGTCGCTTTTAAATACTGTTTTAATTTCATCAGCATCTGCGTCGTTGTCAATCAACACACTTACTAATGTTTCGGCAGCTTCGTCACGGTCCACTGTGTTTACATATCGCTTGAGTTCATCCCAGATTTCTTTTGCTAATTCTACTGACATCTATTATTCCTCCGAGGCTGTTTCTTCAGTACTTACCGTTTCCTTCTGATTTGCAAAGTCGGCCATGACCTTGTCCAAGCATCCGTCTTCGTTGCTTTCCCAGGCCTTGCGGAACTGTTTGATGATTTCGCCATCGCTGGTCACAAACATAAGTCGGTTTCCGTCTTTCTTGAGCAGGCCTTTCTTTTCAGCCAAGTCTGTTAGACCGCTGTAGGGATTCATACCTGTTTCATAAGGAATCTTGACCTGCACACCTTCAAAGGGTTTGGCATAGCGTGTTTTCATAACCTTGCATCCGGCACGGATACCCATGACTTCTGAAATCTTGTTGCCGTCTTCGTCTTCTTTGAGTTTCATTTTCTTCATGGCAACTACGATACTGGAAGCATAGATAAAACCCTGACCGCCGGAAATCTTGTCATCGGGATCAAACATGTCCTGCGACGCATAGGTGTGATTGGTACACACCAAGCCCACATTGTAGCTACCAAACATGTTGACGCAGTTGCGAACAAGTGCTGTGAGTGCTTTGGGTTTACGACCCAAGTCACCTTTCATTTCACCGGCGTCAAACTGATTTACGTCGGTTGGAGTAAGCAACATGCCCAAGCTGTCAATGATAAACATGACCTTGGGACGCTCACCATCGGGCAAGGCCTTGTAGTCGCTCATGAATGTGCTAATGGTTTTGGCCACATCATCGATCATGGCCATGCTCAGTTTCAGCAGTTTGCTTTCTGAAGTGTCCACTCCAAGTGCCTTGAGCCAATCTTCATCCAGTGCGTTCTCTGAATCAATCAACACAACAAAGATACCTTGTTCTTGTGCGTTTTTGGCAATGTTGCCTGAGCAGATGTAACTCTTACCTGCACCTGACTCACCGGCAAACACAGTGACCTTGCCCAGTGGAATGCCTTTGTTGAAGTCTCCTGAGATCAAGTAGTTGAGTGCAAAGTTGCCCGTGCTGATCCAGTCTGTGGGATCGTTGAATCCAATGCTGAGACCGTCAATACTTTTTGTAATTTCTTTTCTAAATTTTGATACGTCAAATGGTTTTGCCATGTTTCACCTGTAGTTGAGAAGAGGCACAAGGGATCGCTCCCTTGTGCTGTATGATACTATATATTACTGCTTTTGTCTAGCACGAATCATAGCCAAGATGTCTTGAGCTTTGTCTGAAGATGGTTTAGCTTCAACCGGTGCTGACGCAACTGCCGGCTCTTCGTCATCAAAGTTGCTTGCTGTTGCCACTGGTGCTGGTTTAGCCGCAACCTCTTGAACATCGCCGTGACCATCAACAAAAGCTGTTGTTGGTGTAGCACTGCCTGCTGGAGCATTAACACCTGCTGGGCGGAAGTACTGGCCCCAACGTTCTGTGTCATAACTTTGACCATCAACACTTGCTTCGAACATTTCTTTGATGACCTTGAGCTCAACTTCGCCTGGTTTCTTGGGCAAGAATGTTGAAAGATCAAACAAGCCGTGTTCAGCAATGGCCGCTTGTTCAGCTTCTGTGAGTGCTGTTTCTTTACGGGCCCACTTACTACTACTGTAGTCAGCAAAGCCACCTTTGCTTGTCTTGCTGATACGGAAGTCCAGGCCACGCATCAAGTCTGTTGGCAATTCTTCCAACTCTGGATCCATTAATGCACCTTTGATCAAGGTAAAGATTTGTGGTCCAATGATAAATCTACGGATTGGGTTTGCTGGAGCCTTGTCGTCGCCGATTGGGTTCTCACGAACAAAGCCTTGGAAAATATAACTACGCTTCTTCCAATACTTACGACCCATTTCTTCCAAGCTCTTGTCTTTGAACCAAGTGCGAACTTCTGTCAGCACCGGACAAGTCTCTTGCCACATTTCCACGCAGGGAACTTGTACATATACTTGTTTGGATTCCATTTCACCTTTGATGCCATTGAATGGCAAACGAATCATTGCTCGTTCTTGCCAAAAGAATGTGTTTTTGGTGTTACCGTCTGGGAGGAATCTGAGTGTTGCGGAGGAACCTTCTTCCATATTCCAGTGTGGATAAATTGCGTTATCACCACCTGTGGAATTGCCGCCTTGTTGTTTACCTTCTGATTGTGCCAATCGGGCACGGATGTCTGCTAAAGATGCCATTTTATGTTGCCTTTCTAAGTTGTTTAAAATGTGTTGCCTATCTATTGTATAGATGTTACGTTGCCTGTGATTCTGTGTATCACATGAGTTATTATAACACATGTTTACTGCTGAATCAATGTTATTTAGCTTGTGTTTGTTCTATTCAGAGATTTTAGATAATATTTGCCAAATATCATCTGAAACAAGGACTCCGTGCTCTTGAAAAAACTGTCGAGTAAATGCAGAGTCCGAACTATAACAAGTAAAAAATTGGTGTGTAAAGAAAGTTAAATTGTCTGGAATATTGTCTAATCGGTGTGGTGCATATCTTATTAAATTTAATTCTTGCCCTAATACATATTGTTTGAAACTATCAATTAACTCCCACTCCGATACAGTTGTAGATTTTTCGTTTTTATACTCTAAATGTATATCATCAGTTGATCGATTATGTATTGTTTCGATATGTTTCCTTAACTCAACTAATACTTGCCTATCCATAATTTTAAACGGAGGGTCACTTACACACACCTGTTGGTCATTAACAAAAATTCCACCTTTGGGTATTCCTAATAAATTTTTTATGTAATTATTTTGGTCTTCCGATGGTACCGGTAGCGTATACGGAGTTTGTGTTGGATCAAAATCATGTAAAAACACAATGTCACCATCAGTAAAAAACCATTGTACTTCGTCAACTATTGTATCCAAATATAATTTAACAATTTGTTGACGGATCCAACCGCTTACAAATTTATGTGCCTGTGGCATTGAACTTGTTTGACGTATTTCAACCCCGGGAATTAACTTACTGTAAAGTTCATGACAATCTTCTATGTAAGAAGGCCATACCTTGTTGCTAAGATCATCCACAACAATAATTACTCGATTGGGTGTTGGATGATATTTTAAATAAGATTGTATAGTTAATACTGTTAATAAAAAATGCCCTGGGTAAGTTAAAACTACCAAGGGCATCTGTGTGGGTGCTGCCAATTTACTTTTTCATTCCAGAAAGTTCTTTGAGACGATCTAAAAAGCTAGTGTCTTTACCAACTTCTTTCATTTTACCAGAATGTCCATATTGTCCTGCTAATGGGCTCTTGTCATTTTTGTTAGAAAAACGATCTTGTAATGAGCTTCCTAATTTTGCGCCACTCATTGCACCTTTAACAGACTTGGTTGCGTAGCCACCTACTGCACCACCAGCTAATGCACCCAGTTTGCCTTCGTCGGTTTCTTCTTCATTACCACCAAGTTTATCGCCAATCATTTGACCTGCTGTTCCGCCTAATGCTCCACCAACCACAGCTCCGACTGGTCCTAATGCGGCGCCAGCGGCTGTTCCGGCTAATGTTCCAACTGTTCCGCCAGCTAGTTGGCCTTTCCAGCCTTCATCGGTTTCTTCTTCACCTTGCTCGATAATGTCTGAGCCACCGGAAGTTGCAGCTTGTCCTAACCCGGCACCAGCAATAGCACCCAATGGGCCGCCCAGAGCAAGTCCGGCTAGGCCGCCGCCCACTGTTCCAAGAATGCCTTCGTCTTGAATTAATGGATTTTCCATACCACCATCCACACTATGTGGCTCGGTGTCTTCTTCAGCATAGTCACCGTGCATGACACTTTCACGCTCAAGGCCATAGTCTTCATCTGGAACACCTGGACTATTCATTCCATATCCAGGTAATCCTAGATCTGCACCAAAACGATCTGCTACCCATTCATGTGGATCACCGGAGCGAGCTTTTTTAACACCGTATGGCATGTCATCTTGGTAGTAATCATACAATGCATCGTGCAAGTGCTGACTCATCTCGCCTGTTGTTTCAAAATCTTTAACATCACGCTTAAATGTGTCTTTGATATGTTGTAGTGTCGAACCTGTATCGTCGGTCAGGACATTTTCTTTTATTTCTTCTTCTGTAAGTAGTCCGGCTGCACGACGGATTGATCGAAGTGAATCTTCTGCTAAACGATTAACAGTGCCTTGACCACCTGGAACTTTATCTGACTGCTCAGGAGCAACATCAGACAAATCAGCAGGAGTTGCCTCTGGAGGATTCATTTCAGCAGTGGGATCAATTTGTAATTGTTCAATAACTCGAAGCACATCTGGATGATCACTTAACATTTGCATACGATCAAAAATAACTTGACGTGCATCTGCATTGGCGTCACGTTCAGCTAACTCTTCTAACTGATCAAACAGTTGATCATCGCCAATTAAATCATATAATTGTTCTGTAACGTTAGTAGCATCGGCACCAACTGGCAAGTCTGTGCTCATTAATTCAACGAGCTTGGCTTGTTTTTCTGGTGTGTCTGGCAACTGCCATGTTCCTTCTATTAGGCTTTCTGCCCAGGCTTCAAATATGTTGGCTTCTTTCATTGCTGTTCCTTGTTGTTGTATTTTGGCCAGCAAGGGAAGTGCTGACTCAATTCTTGTGTCAATGCTTTGCTTGACAAAAAGACTTTTTAAACTTTCAATCACTACATCTTGCTCTGATATTTCTGCAGGGCTCCATGATTCAAAATATGTGGCGTATCCAGTGCGGGTGCCAAGACCTTTAAGACTTCTTTGCAAGTTTGATTGATATTCCTGAACTTGTTCTACCAATTGCTGTGTATCACCTTCAAAGATCTGGCCTTGATTGGCTCTACGGAAACGACTCAACACTGCTAATTCTGTGACCATTTCTGCAATATGATTGCCACGTGGATCATAAGGGCGGCCACCTTGACGCACATGTTCTAACATGGCGCGGCCAGCTGTTAAACTAGT